CAAAGCGCGGTTTAGGTCATTTGCGGCCCTAATTTGAGTCTGCAACGAAGCGTTCAACTCGTTCAAAGCCTGCAACGCTGGGTTGACGTTAGCGTCTACTGTGATGTTGCGAGGAACGTTGTCGATCGCGGTGCGCACGTCATCAAATGCCTTGGCGTACTCCAGGACCACGTCTTCTTGGTAGCCAAGCTCCAGTGCTTGCGCAATGAATTCCTTGCGTGCGCGTTCGGTGGCCTTGCGGAGCTCGTCCTGGCTAGCACCAGACTCAGCGAGAGTTCCGATGTAGCTTTGGTAGTCTCCAACAAGACCAAGAAGCGCGGCTCTGTTTTGACGCTCACCCTCGCCTTGACCGGTAAGGTCGCCACCGGCAAGTGCCCTAGCCCGGTCTAGCTCGATAGCGTTATCTGCCTGCTCCCTGTCAAGGTCTGCAATCTCCTTACGCAGTTGAGTCGCACGAAGCGTGTCGTCGTAAGCGTCGGCTACGGACAGGAAGTATTCTTTGAGCGCGCGGTCTGCGCCCAGGTCCTGCTGAGATGCAATCAGGTCTTCTACTTCGCGCCTTGCGTCCTCCACATTTTCCCCAAGTTTGAACCACGCTTCGGCAATGTTATCAATAGCAAAGGTGCTGGCAAAGCGGATGTCAAACGCACGAGAGAATACGCTTTCTAGGTCGTTGGCGTAATCAAGAAGTGTGCGAACTTCCTGTTGCGCTTTCTGTATTCCACGATTGAAGTTATCAAAGTTGATGGTCGAGATACCGCCACCAGCGGTGTCAATGAACTGCTGGGCTTGAGCTTCCGAAATGCCGAACTGCGCAGCCACCTGGCTAATTGCTTGCCTAAGAATCTGTAGCGACGGAGCCGCCTCTCCCCCTACTGTTCCGGCCAGCCCAGAGAACAGTGCGGCCAAGTTGGCGACACCCTCCTCGGCGCTACCGGATTGAGCCAAGATGGAACCAATGGCCTTTTGCATTTCATCGCTGGCGTATAGCGCTTCGTCACCCGTCTCGCCGAACGCTTCTCCCAGGCCAAATATTGCTTCCTCGGTAGCCGTGCCCAAGTTAATTGTTTCGAACATAGAATTGACAAGATTGTCAAACTGTTCCGCTAGCGTCTCAATCTTTGGGGCAGCGCCATCAGCGCGATCACCAACCTCTTCAATCCCGTCGCCGATTGAGTCAAACAATCCAATAATAGGCGCTGCTTGAGCAATCATGTGCTCCATTTGAGCTTCGGTACCAGCAAGGTGGTCCGGTAGTTTGCTAAAGCTTATATCTCCCAATCCCGCTGCCGCCGCTAGTTTGATTAGCGCCACGCTAAGGGTCTCGGCCATTTGCGAGTTTTGGTATCCCTCTGTCTCTAGCTTTTCAAGCACCGCCCCCAGATCGGTCATCCGTTCTCCTACGGTGCGGAATTCGTTTCCGGCAATGGCGGCCACCATGTCCTGAAAACTTTTTGAAGTAACGTCCGTGATTGTTTCTACGTCCGCAAGTTCATCAAAGAATGCGCCCACCGCGCCTTTTGCCGCTTTGGTTGCGTTTTCCGCGCCAAACAGGTCATCTAGTAGTTGCTTGATTTCTCCATCGGCAAGCGCTGCCTGCGCTTCTAGTTCCTCAAGTCCAGCCGTAAGCTCTGAATTTGCCTCAACCGCATCCCTAATGTTCTCAGGGTCGGCTGATTCGCCGTATGCCTCAAGCGCAATTCTTGCTTCATCTAGTCGTTTTGTAAACTCCCTGTTTTCAAAAAATCCCAGTCCCAAATCGTTTTCAATCTGAGCATTCTTTATTGCCAAGAAAACTTCGTCAATTCTTTTTTGCGCATCTTCAGGGTTGCCAATAAGTTGTTCTGTTAGCGACGCAAAGTCACCAAACTCCTCAACAAGCCCCTCTCGCAATGGTGTAATTTCCAACGCGGCTAACAATTCGGGGGACTGTCCCGCCTGCTGGCGTAAGTACGCAGCAACGTTATCTCCCAGCACAAGGTACTCGTCCCCAGCATCCTTAGCCGCCTTGGCCTGAGCCTCAAGAGTTTCAACAGCGGAGCTACCGGATGCGTTGGTTTCATCGAGTACTTTAAGATAAAATCTAGCGGCACCCTCTTGACGCTCTTTGGCTTTCGCCTCTTCCTCGGCGGCCTTGGCCGATTCCTCCGTGGAGTAGGTTGCGTCGTCCTGGGCTTTCTTTATTTTTGCAAGCGCCTCTGATCCGTTTTCAACATTCTTGCTGTACTCTTCCAAAGCCTTGGCGTCGGCCTCGAAGGCCCTGCCAAGTGCTTCTTGATCAGAGAGCAGGCTCTCGGTTATTCTTTCGACTTCTTGAGTCCTGGCATTCACGGCAGAGAAAGCAGCACCCACCGCAATTAACGCAACTCCAATTACCCCAAGCGCTAAGGTTCCAATTCTAATAGTATTGATTAGTCTAACGAAACCAGCATTTGCGGTAAGAGCCCCAAGTCCCAGCTTCTGCAATCCAGCAGTGGTAAACAATGCTCTGAACCCCAAGGCGCTAAGGTCAACACCAAGTGTTTGGGAAATAAGCACAAGCGCACTAAAGCCAGCAAATACAATTGCGAGCAAAGCCCCCAGCCCCGTAATGACTGCAACAAAAGCAGCCGCACCTATAGCGGCAAGACCGAAGTATTTGCCGACGTCCGTGCTAAGCAGGTCCGTTATCCCCGCTACGACATTGCTAATAGCGGCAAAGAAGTCACCGAAGCCCTCGACCGAACCCGCTCCCAGCGCGGCCAATAGCGTTTGGAAGTTCTGTCCCAGCCTGCGCAATTCCTCGGCTGTGGTGCCAGCAATAATTGCATACTGTTCTTGAATCTTCTGCCCGCGAACAAACTCATCATTGCTCAGACCAACCAGTCGCCGAACCTCGTCGGAGCTTTGAGCCAGACGTAGCAGTGCGGGAATGTCTCGCACGGAGGTGATACCCAGGTCCCTAAGAGTTCTTTCCGCATCTCCCGCCTGTTGAGAAAGGCCGTCAAAGAAGTCCAGCACAATCTCAATAGACTGCGAAGTTCCCCACTCGTTGGTGAATTGCTCCGCGCTCCTACCGGAAAGGCGAGAGAATTCTTCTAGCTTAAATCCGCCTTCGGCTACAGCCCGACCAATCCGCGAGAAGAATCTTGTGATGTTACCTCGTGCAAGCTCTGGTCTAATTCCAAGAGAGGCCATCGATCCGGAAAGCCCAACAATGTCGGCAGCACTAAGTTGCGCCAGGTTACCCATGGAGGCAATGTTTGTAGCGACGTTTACAATCTGAGACTCTGTTGCAACCGAGTCAACACCGACCGCAAGAATTGCAGAGCCTAGCTCTTCGAACTGCCCATCAACTCCATCGATAAGTTGATTAAGCCTACCAAAGGCAGTCGATGCTGCATCTACCGTAAGGTCTGTTGTTGCCGCGAACTTGGCCACGTTCTCGGTGAAACCGTCAATAAGGTCGATGCCAATTCCAAGCTGTCCGGCAAGAGTTGCAATCTCGGTAATTTCTTCCCACGAGATGGGGGTAGCTTGAGCAATATCCTTGAGCGAGCTTAGTAGAGCATCTCTGGTGTCTTCCGTGTCATCCTTCGCAAGCTCATTTGTTCTAATAACATTTGCGAAAGCGCGTTCGTATGCAATCGCAACCCCGACTGGGGCCGCTGCTACTGCCGCGCTGGCTAGGGCAACCCTACGAAGGTTATTGGAAAGATCGTATAGTGCATAACGCAGTCGGGGTTGGGATACATTTTGTACAGCGGTGTTGTAAGCCTTCAGGGAAGAGATTTGCTTCCCAATGGCCTGTGTGTTTCTATTTCTTATTTGCGTCTGAGATTTTAATCCACCGTTAGAACGCTGCAGCGCAGCGCGCTCCTGCTTAAGTTTCTCAATGTTTTTCTGACGAGATTTAGTAAGCTTTTTGTCAGCAGCCAGTTCTTTGTTAATTGCCGCAATACGAGCTTTGTTTGCTCCGGTCTTGGATTCTGCTTTTTTGTTGGCTGTCTCAAGACCCTTTAAGGATTTGCTAAGCTTCTTGACCTTGCTTTCAATTTGTTCCGCGTTCGTAGAAAAGTCAACGCTAATATCATCCGCAGCCAAGAGCAATCCTTAAGTAGTAATGTTCGCTATAAACATTCTACCGCATTACTATTTTTTACCCTGCAATATATGCTGATTTTTGGAGCGCGGTGGCTTTTGGGGCGTTCCCTTTTTGGCCTCTTGCTCATCCAAGAACTCTTCTCTGCTGGGCAACTCGCCACCATCCATTACCCTAGGTTCCGCCACCCAATACTTGCCATAAGATTTGGACTTCTTCTTGCCGTCGACTTCTTGTGCGCGTTCGATAGCGGCACGGGACTTAGACGTCCTCGCCTTGGCGTCAAAGGTTACCCTGTCCGACTCGTCCCACCAAAGAGGAATACCGTCTCGATACCAATCCTGGATTATGTAGTGAGCCTTTATTAGCCTGTAGTCCCATTTGGTCCACTCTGTGTGCGACGGATTGCTAAAGATAACGGCGGTAGGGGGATGCCCAATTCCAGCAGCTGCCTTGAGTAGAGTGGCAACAATTCTATTCTGCTGCCAGGTCAGGGCTTCGCTAAAAAATCTTCGGTAGTTTCCAGGTCAAACAAAGCGGTAGAGGAACGCAACTTATCGATAGCCTCATTGATTTTTACCATAGCATTCAGGGGCAGACTGTCGCGCATTGTGCGGATTGTAGAGTACGCAAACTCCGACTGCTCGTCGCCATCGGCGTTGACGACTTTGGCGATGTATGCCTGCCAAAGAAGGTCAGTAAATAGCTGGTCGCGATCTGCCGATTCCTTCTCGATGCGCTCCGATTGTTTGCCCAATAGGCCAGACATTGGATTGGGCGCTTCGTATTCCACTGGGTACTTTTTGGTCGCCTGGCGATATATTTCATCACGCTTGCCCTCTGTGACCCCCTGCAAGAAAACAAAAACTTTTGACGTAAGAATATCTTCTTGGGCTTCATCGATTGCGGATTCAATTTTCTCCCGCTCGTTCTTCTCCGATTCTTTTTCGGAACGCTTGCCCAAAGATTTAATTAACTCTTCTAGTTTTTCGCGTTCGGAAGCAAGGTTGTAAATAGCCGACTCGTTTAGATAAATCTCTACGGTCTGCGTGGGGTAACCCCTGCCTTGAAGAAGCTCAACAATGTTAAAAACGCCCGGCGCTTTGGCCTCGTCCACTGCTTCGCGAATTTCTTGTTCGTCTGACAATTTTCCTCCTAGAGTTTATACAAACAGATACTATCACGGGCAAAGAAAAACCCCCTCCGAAGAGGGGGCTTTCTTGTCGGGTAGTTCCTAGGAAACGGTCACCGCGCAGGTGTCTGTTTCTCCGTTGGAAGCAGTAGCCGTGATTGTTGCACTACCAACAGCAACCGAGGTGACAATGCCAGCCGAAGAAACGGTGGCCTTGGTCTGGTCGCTAGAGGTGTAGGTCAAGCCGTTGGTGTAGTTACGACCGCCGAGTGTTACCGTCAGCTCGTCGATGTCACCAGCAGAGGTTGCCAGGGTTGCGGGTGAAACCACAACTGCGGCAGCCGATGCGCCAGCAACAACCGTGCGAACAGCGAAGTCACCCTGGGGCAGCATCGTTACAGTGTAACGGAATGCTTCCTCGCCGGTGACAGACTCTGCGTAGCCATCAGTCATTACCTTGAGTACGTGCACGAACTCACCAGCGGCAGCAGCAGCGGCAGCTTCTGCTCCGTCAATGCGCATGACAAGGAATCCCTTGGTGCGTGGTGCGTCGAGCAAGTCGTAGACAGAGGAGTACGTGCTGGTTGCGTCGTCAAAGCTAGCTGGGTAGTAGAAGGAAATTCCCCCACCCCAGTTCGTGTAGCCACGGTCAACAACTTTACCAACAGCGGTGATCGCTGGGTCTTCAAGCTGGTTAGATGCGCTCAGGTTGAAGTCGAAGTCGTTCCATGAAACAGCTTCTGAGAGGTCAACGGATGCGTTGATCTCAGCAGCGGTGGGGTTCTTGTAGTCCGCAAATGCGTTCTCCAAAGCCCACCATACGCGGATGTTACCGCTTGCGGGAACCTTTACGTCAGTCATTATGAAGCCACCTCATAGTTCCAGTTTACGAAGTCATTGTTCAAGAACGACTGGCTGATGCGCTGGTTTTCACCGTTGCCGACCACGTCGATCCCGAAGTCAGTTTTGACTCCAACCATTTTGATGCGGTCGCCAGAAGCGAAGTTCGTGTCGCTGTCCTGACCAATCCGCTGAATTGCAATGTACTCAATGTCGGGGAATGCAATGAGGTCAAGTGCCTCGTTGAATTCTCCAGCAGCAGCAGTGTCCGCGTCGCGGAATGCTTCAAATACAACCTCTGGGTTGTAGAAAGTCGGGGTGGACAGGTTGCCTTCATCGCAGAAAGTAAGCGAGTCGTCAGTGTCTGAATCCCCGAGGGTGAACGTCGTTCCGTCCTCGTTCAAAGCGCAGGTGATGTTTTTCACAAGAGCTGAGTTCAGCTCGGCTGCGGTGGGGGCAGTGCGGTCTGCAAAAGCCTCCGGGTGAGCGAGACAGAGCGTAACGTTTGCACGATACATTCTGGTGTTAGCCATTAGTTCTCTTCCTCAATATCGATATTGGATTCGGTTTCTTGCTCTTCATCTGTTTTTTTCATGAAAGAGAAAATGCCAGAGCGCTGCTCCTGCTTCTCTTCCACCGTGCCGGGTTTGTACATCACCGGGTTATACGGCTTTGTACCTTCCTCGACGGGGACAAGGATGTCCTTAAACTTTGGGTGCCGAAGAGTCTTTGGAGATACGTCGGCAATTTGTCCGGACACAGTATTTAGGGCAAGTACCATAAATCTAGTTTACCACCTATTTAGGAGCCGACACCGGTGCTATTGACCTGGAAAGACAGGCTGTTTACAGCAAGGTATATGTGGGGCTTGGCGTCGTAGTCAACAACCGGGAATACGGCAGCTCCACCAGTGGGAGTTAGCTGGCTGCCTCCCGGAACGGGCCAACCAATAAGATTATCCATTACGTAATTTAAAGCGCGACGCCCAATCTTAGGGGACGGTGCAACAACAACAATATCCACTGATGAATTGTATTCATCAAAACGAACGCCCGCGAACGATGCGTTAGCCGCCGATCGTTGAAGCCCATGCCACCGCAAAACAATAAAAGGCTTTACGTTGTTATCAATTTTGAGCAAGTACTCGTCATCAAGCACTTCATCTTCTTTAATTTCATACTCGGGAAGGCTTGATTCTATGTGCGCAAGGATAGCGTCCTGCACGGAGATAAGGTTTAGTCCGGTCATTAGCTTGCCGCCTTCGCTCTGCGTTTAATAATTCCTTCGTACTTGCGAACAAACTTAGGTAGCTCGTTTACAACGGTTTGTCTTGCGTCACGCAAAGCAAACATTCCCTTTGTGGTGCGAGGAAACTTTGCTGCTCTAACGGAAGGCTGCCCACCACTTGTGATTAACGCGCCATTCGAGCCATAGTTAGCAAAGAACTTGTTGTCGAACCCATTCTCTTGATACAAAAAGTATTGTTCAAAATCTTTAATCCAACCAAAAACAGATCGCGTTATTTTTGAACCGCCCTCGACCTTGGAGGAAACTGCGTTATACATCGCTCCAGTTCTAAATCGACCTGGACCTTGATTGATTCCAGCCTGCCTAGCCTTTTGGCTGAATGCAGTACCGGATGCCAAGATGTTTGATTTCATTTCTTGCTCGCCCATCTCGGCAATTTCTCTAGCCATTTTTAGAGACTCTTCTTGAACGATGCGTTCTATGCCTTGAATCTTTTTTAGAGCACCAGAAATATTTATCCGTGCGAATACGTTAGCCATCCGCTACCGCTTTGATGTCCGCATCGCACTCAATCGTCGTGTTCCACCCGTAAGAAGAATTAATTGCAGAAAGAACTACAAACTGCAAGCTTTCCAACACATGATTCTCTCCGCCGTCTGTAACAACAACCTGCATTCCCTTGCGTATTAATCCCAGCGTGTTGTCGTAGGGGACCTGAACTCTAATTGATTCAATAGCACCCTGGGTAATCCCGAGGTCTGGCTCCGAGGCGCTACTTACGGGCTGTATGCGAGCGCTTCCGGACCACACTAAGGTTTCGGTTCCCTGGGAATAAGTATTGGTTGCGGGGTTCCAGTAGTCGTTTAGGTCTCTTACGTTCGGGTCTACAATTTGAATGGTTGCATTGTACCAACGCGCAACAATGTCGCGCATCTCAAGCGCAATCTTGGCAAAGTCTATAGGTGTGCTCTTAGAGATAGCCACGTTAGTTCCACCATGGGTACTCGTCTGCTTGACCGTCGTTGTCGTCGTCAATAAACATCTTGATCATGTTGAAGTATTCGTTGGACTCATCCTGAAGCGCCTCTTCGCGGAGCTGTGCGGCAATCTTGCGCAAGGACTCGGCAATCTTATCGCCGTTGACCGTGAGGTCATCGGAAGACCAAGACTTCAGCAGAAGCGCTTGTGATGCAGCAATGGTCTCAAGACAACGCGCGGCAGCAAGCTTTACGTTGTCGCCGTACATCGTAAGGAACGCGCCGATTTCGTCGTCGCTAAAGTACATGTAGGTACCGCTACCGAGGGAAACGTTAGTAGGATCGGTGTCGCCAAGCAGGGCGCGTACCTTACCCACGTCGGTAGTAAAGTCGGGAGGTGCAACACCAGTATTAGCCATAGTTCTATTTTACCCTATAAAAGAACCACGCACCGGAGCCCGGGGAAGGGGGATGGGCTCAACGGTGCGTGGCGTCCAGCAGGAGGGGAAGCTGGTATTTATATACTAACAAAGAAAAACCCCCGAGCGACAATTCGCCCGGGGGTAATTCTAATTGGCTACTAGGAGCCTGCACCTGTCGAGGCGCGGAGACCATCGGTCGTGACCGAGAATGCGTCCACAACGTGGCGAACGCGGGTCTGTACGTCGTCCTCATCGAAGCTACCATCGCGAACTGGAACATCTCCGCCACCAAGGCTGAAGTGTCCGTTGTCCTTGATGGAGATCAAAGGCGTACGTGCTCCGGAGAGGAAGACCTCCCAGAAGTATGGACGCACGTTCAGGTCGGGAATGACGAACCAGAAGTTGTCAGTGGTCCCACCAGAAACGGTGTCCAGTGCGTTGAACTCGATTGGAGTGAACGGGCTCGTGTAGATGCTGGGGTTGAAGATTGTCTCTTCAGTACCAACAGTCTTACGAATCTGCTGCATTGCGAACAGTTCGCGGACAGTCATCGCGAGAGCCGTGCCGTAGACCAACTTGTAGTTCGAGGCCACAACGCGGTTGCCACCAACGGTGTCAGTGCGCGAATCTGCCATAGCGGTTTGCATGGCGTCAAGCGACAGTGCTGGGTTACCAGAAAGTCCCTTAGCCGAGAATCCGCTACCCAGTGCTCCACCGGTGGTCACGAAGAGTTTCGCAAGAGCGAGGTCTTCCTGACGTGCGGCGTACTGTGCGAACTTCGAGGTCATCTGACCAATCATGTCGAAGTTACCAACGCGACGCAAGGATTCCCAAGACATGCGGGCACGGATGCCTGTTTTGCCTTCGAAGTCTTTGTCGAGCTGGGTGGTGGTGAACGGAACAGCGGGGTACTCTTCGTACTCTCCGACTGCGGGAAGTCCACCGCTGATGAATTCCTCGCCAGCGTGGCTGCTGAGAGCGCTAGGGTCAACCTGGAAGTCACCGAAACGAATCGTGCCGAAGTTATCGGCCGTGTGCTCGTCAGCGATCTGGTTCCAGACAACCTGCTCCGCAGCATACTGTGCGAGGAAGATTACGTTGATAGCAGGTTCCAGAACGGTAGGAATGTCCGAAGAGGAAATTCCTTCCTGGAGAGCTACCTTCGCACGAAGGTCACCGGAAAGCGCGTTGGTGAGGAGCTTGGCTGCCTCAATCTGACGCTTGGTGGAACGCTCTTCAATTCTGGCGATTTCCTGTTCAACCATTTGCATGTTTGCCATTAGTTAAATCACCTATTCTTAGTTGTTGATGCGAACTTTGACGTTACCGGCAACAGCGCCCTTGGCCTCGATTGCGTATCCAACGAGTTCGTTAGAACCAGTGTCGCTATCAGTGGTAAGAGCGGTGCCACGGGTAGCGGCGCTCGCAAGGTAGATTGCAGCACCAACTGCAACAGCATCGGCAGTTGTTCCGGAGAACACACCGATGTGGCGCAAGGTGGCGTAGTAGTTTGTGTCAGCTGAGAGCGCTGCGCTGGTCTCTGCGACACCAACGATTCCACCGAGAACAACAAAGTCACCAGAAACGGTAGCTGAGGGCACGACGTAGTTTAGCGACTCTCCGTCTACATAAATTTCGTTAAGAGCCATTAGGCACCAACCTTCACGTTGAGGATGTCAGAGAGGCGGGGAGCCTTCTCTTGGGTGTTTACAATAACGGTCTCTCCAGCAGCCCTGGCGGAAGCGTCAGCTTCCTCCTTGAAGTGTGACTTGACGGAATCAACGAAAGCCTTTTGGTTTTCGATAGCTTCAGTCAGGTCAGCTCCGGCGCGAAGCGACTCGTACACGGCCTTGCGGGAAACCTCGGGGAGGTCGGCGGCGACCAGCGCTTCAGCAACAGCTGCAACGTCAGTTTCTTCCTTTTCCTCTTCCTCTGGCTCCTCGGCAGGCGCAAGGGCTTCTACGACAGCAGCGGCTACCAAGTTTGGCAGCTCAGCCAGCTGGTCGCTCAATTCCTTGAGGTCCATATCTGAGTTTCCTTCTTCCTTATATGATTTGGTATTTGCAACTGTTTTTGCAGCAGTACCATTTTCTCTGCTCTTGGATTCTCCAAGCTCAGAAACTTTAGTTAGCTCGGAGATTGGGTGACCCATAAGCATCTGGGTTGGCTCCCACTCTCCGTCTTCTTGACGCCAAACCCGAACAAGCGCAACAGGCGCTTCGGGGCTAGCTGAGACCGCAAGCGGGTCGCCCTCAAAGGGGAACACACCTTCGGTCATAATGTAGGCAACCTGACCATAGGCCATTTCGCCATCGTGGTCCATGCTGACCAAATCTTCTTCGATAAGCTCTCCGGGCTCGGCCTCACTCATAGCGCGTGCAGCTTCGTAAAGCTTGTCGGCTAGTTTCGATCCTGGTCGCCCCGGGTAGCTAACCAGGTCAACAGAGTTTTGAGCATTAGCAATAAGGCTTTCGACAACAATCTCATCTTCTTCATCGTCATATTCACCCTCGCCCATTGCGTAAATAGAAAGTCCTGTGTGGGGCGCAACTGACTCGACAAACTCTTTCCAGTGAGGCATGACCTGAAGCTCGGCAACGAGCCCAACGCCATCCTCGTAGTAAGCATCTTCGGACAGCACGCCCATTAGGTTCTTGGGTGAGCGAATTTCTTCGTCGTGATTAGGGTGATCCACGTAGGAGTGGGTTCCTTTGGGGAACGCTGAGGGTCCATACTCACGGAGCATTGCCTCTGGGTAGACACCAGACGAACCTTTACCAGGAGTGATTAAAATAGCACGCCAGTTATTGCCTACCTTGGTGGGCGCGGTTGCTTGTTCCTGAAAAATTGTAGACATTATAACAATCTTATCACGATTTATCTAGGGTTGTTTTGCGTATCCCTGTTTCCATTGTCACCATCGGACAGGTCGTCAACGCCAGCTCCGGCGTTGCCCTGACTGCTGGCAATGTTGTTAGGGTTGCCCGCTCCTAGCGTAGAGCCAGTGTTGGCAAAGCCACCTTCGTTGTTTGGTATTAGCACGCCATTGGGCACTAGACCAGGTGCTTCAATTCCAAGCTGTTCCGCCATGGCGTCTTGCATGACACCCGAGTCAAAGAGTCCGGTCATCCACGCTTGACCCAGTGACTGAATCGTGCGGTACGCAGGATCGACGATAATGTTGTTGAAGGTAACGCTAGGGTCTGGCACGCCCATCACGCGAAGCACCCGCAAGAAGAAGTCTGACCAGTTACCCTGCCGTGCGTAAGCAGCGTTCAGCGTAGACTGGTCGAGAACCTGAGAACCACCACCGGCAGTCTGTCCGGGTCCGGAGAGCAAAGCGTCTACCGATACCTCCATGGCAGTTGCTGCCATTGCGGCCAACGGCTGTCCGGTCGCCAGGTCCACGGAGTTGTTCCGAGGCATGGCGTTCATCTCGATGTCAGCACCGGTCACAGCGGTAGCCGCTACGTCCTTGTTGCTGATGAGCTTGGAGCTAATGTTTGCTCCGCCCTTAGCGGTCTTTGACTTGACCTGCCAAGCAATGCTGGAGAGAGCCTTTAGCATCTTCGAGCCGTCCTTGAGGTACTCGGAGTAAGCCCAGGACCAAGGCAAGGCTGGCAGCGCGTCGGGGATTCCCCACAGCGAACCGGTCTCGTCGTTCGACTTGCTATCAATAATTACAAAGTTACGGTCAACGGGGATGTTGTTAATCCGCGCAACGGGGGTCTCCACATAGTCAAGTGGATACCATATCTTTATGGTCTCCGAAAGATAGGTGGCGTAAGGATCGGTTACCGGCTGACGCTTCTCATACTCGCGCAAATAGTAGCGAATCATTTCTGGGTCGTCGGGGTCGGTAGCCCAACCGGTTATTTCGTCAAGTGGTACACGACTAAAGCGGCGATTCCGCTTGTCGTAACGTACAAAAAAGTTACCATCAGTAAATAGCGCTCTTTCATTCTTCTTGCACGCAGCCTCTCCGAATAGTACCTGCTGGTTGATGGGGTCATCGACGATAGCCTGGAACCTGGGGGGAAGCGGGTTGTTCCGAGACGACATCTTGAAGCCGTGACCAAAGACATAGCTCGAACGAAGCATCGCGCCGCGCTTGAGGATAGGGTTAGAGGCTGATTGCCTGCGAGCGTTGCGCGATACAACCTTTACGTCCTCTAAACGAATGCCTTCTTCGGTGAATTGGTTGATAGGAGACCAACCTTGCTCATCAAACTCCAAAGTTGCACGGGCAAGTGCGGAGTATGACTCGGCAAGGATTTCATTGTTCTGAGAAAGCTCTTGGATTTCCCGTAAAAGTTTATCGGATTCGTCCGAATTTGTATTAAATCTATCTAAAATTCCCATGAATCAATCTTACCAGTAACTTGAGGCGTAGAACGAATGCTCTGCCATAACATCTTCTGGGTGAAAAACTTCCCCTAGCTGCGGTCCGGAGGAATCGTGCGAGATTGTAGACAGGATGGCAGCGTCCAAGGAGTCAGGTGAGGAGATACCAGACTTGCGCATCTGGTCCTTGCTCGTCATTGTGATAGAACCCCTGGTGCTGAAGTGATAAGTCTGGCTTATCATTTCCTCACGAAGCTGATTGTCTTCGTAGTCTATGTCCAGCTGCTTGTTTGCAAGGAGTTCTCGGAACGTGTCGTAGTGCCACGCCCTGGCGTTTGTCCACCTTGCCGAATCTGGCGAACCGTGAGATCCATTAATAGCGCCAACACTATAAACGGCGTCATTAAAATCGTCCAGCCTAAGAAGAGCGTCAACAACACCACCACCCACACCGTTAACGTCAACATTGATAACACTCGCCATAACCCTTTGAGCATGTCCGTGCACCCTTCTTGCTGTTTCTATGAGGTCAAGCTTAGACCACTTGTCTACTATCCGCACTCTACCACCGCGATTGATGTATAGCACGTTCTCGTCCAAACCAAAGCGTGCAACGTCCAGGCCGAGAGTTGGGCGCACGGCATCATCGTCTTCAAAGGC